TCGATGACCTGGGCGTTTTTCGGGAGATTGATCGGCACAGCGGTCGCCGTCGATGCGGTGTACGCGACCGTCGCCTGCTGGCAGAGCACCGTGTCGCCGACATTGATGTTGCCATTCGGACCGCTGGCCTTGCGCGGGCCAACGACAAGCGGTCCGCTAAAATGGGTCGCACCCATAGCGTGTTACCTTTCCATGAAAGGAATTCGCCCCGCCGTCTTCATGGCGTCTGCCGGGCCAGTCGGCGGGGCTATAGATCCCGGATCGTTTGCGTTTAACCGCAGAACAGGTCGGCTTGGCTGGCGCGGGAGGGGTCGAACCTCCGACGACCCGATTAACAGTCGGGCGTTCTTCCGACTGAACTACACGCCACCACGAGAGTTTTGCGTTTAACCGCTATTACGGACCTTACGAGGAACCGTAGATGCCGCGCGGGTCCGACCACCCGAACGAGTACCGCTCGCGGGCGCGGAACCGCAGGTTCCCGGTCTCGAAGTCGCCGTCGCTGCTCGTCTTGAGCGGCACGCGCTGGAACATCTTCAACCCGTCCGAGGCATCGGTCTTCAGCCAATAGGCCGAGGTCGAGGTCAGGAAGTGGTTGACGCTGAAACCGCCGGGGATCGTGTTCTGGCGGTTCAGGACGTTGATGTCGTTGTCCGCCGTGCCGACGCGGTTCGGCGATTCCAGGATACGCCGTGCGACGAACACAAGCGCAGTCGGGATGATCAGCTTTTGCGGCGTCAGCGCAATCGGGATGCCGCGTTCATCGACGAAGCCGGCGATGCTGATCGTCATCGCCTCCAGCGCCGTTTCCGACAAGTCGGCATGCGTCGCCAGCGTGTTGGAGAGCGTGCCGCCGCCGGCCAGCGGGTGCGAAGTCGAGCAAAGCTGCTGACCGTCGCCGCCCGCGTAGCTGGAGTTGAACGCGTTGTTGAGGACGTTCGCCGCCTTGACCTGCTTGGTGTAGGCCATCGACCGCGCCAGCGCCTTCGTGTACCGCGCGCTGAGCTTGTCGTACAGGTTATCTTCGATCGCCTCCTCGGTGATGGAAAAGGCGAGGGCGATCGTCTCGTGCGTATAGCGAGCCGTCCACACTTCGGCGGCTTCGTCATACGCGACGGTCGAACCCTCCTGCTTCACCGGGGCCGCGCCGAAACCGGAAAGCAGCGTTTCCTCTTCGTAGGCGCGGTCGGAGGTCTGGATCTCGAAGATGTCCTTGTGCTCGTCGGTGTAGCGCGCATAGGACAAACCAAAGAGCCCGTGCAGACCCGGCACAAGCTCCTTGAGCATTTGCGTGCGAGTAATAGCCATTGTGCTTGCTCCTGATTATCCAGCGGCTATTACAGGCCGGACGAGTTGCTGAAGAGGCTGTAGGAGGTGTTGATCACCGTCTCCAGCAGAATCGCCTGATCGCCCCACTGGTTCTGCGGGACATCGACTTTTCCGATGATCTTGAACATCGCGGCGGAGGTACCGGTCGTGCTGTTCAGCACCATGCCGGAGACGCCCGTCCGGGCGACGCCGGCCGTGCTGGTGACGATCGCGGCATTCTTGCCGACCCAGCTTGCCACCGACTGCGTGACGCCATCGGTGCAGACCTGGAAGACGATGCCGGGATCGCAGGCGACGATCGCATAGGCGTCGGTCGGGCTGTTCCAGGCGGAGCCGCCGGGCCAATACATGCTGAAGCGCGGCATGCCGAAGTTCGACGTATCGGTGCCGAAGCAACCCATGAAGACGCCGAGCACTTCGGTGTCGCTGCTGCCAGCGACGACCACGTTACCGGACGACAGCTTCACAACGTCGCCATAGTAGATGGCGGTGTTGTTGCTGCCGGAGATCGGGAAGTTCCGGGTGCGCACCGTGCCGCCCTGGATATGGCGGATCGGCTTGAACCCGAAGTTCACGACGGAAGCAACCATCGGGGTTTTCCTTTGTGAATTTGCGGATTAAGCGAAAGCCAGCACGATTCAGTCTTGGAATTCGACCGTCCGGCGCTGACCGTGGATCACGCCCGTTTGCCGCTCCCTGGTGATGGGCATGCTGGGATGTTCCGCCTTCAGGATGTCGTTATCGACAGCCGCAAGCTGACGGGCCGCCTGCGCTTCGAAATACCGCTGCCGCGCATCCATGCGCTGCTTGGTGTTCTTGCACAGAATCAAGTCGCCCACGCCGATAACCCCGGCGAACCGTCCCTCGTTTTGCACGGGAGCGTCGAACCCAGGATGCTCTTCCTGCTTCACGGGTTCCCACCCGTCGCGGAATTGCATGCTGACGTTCCTTACGTCGTCGTCAGACCCGATCGTTACCCTGATCCACCGATAGACGACGTTCGGATCATTGGGCTCGGGCGCATCCAGCATCGCCGGAGGCTTGTAGTCGATGGTGCGCGTGGAGTATTCGCGTGTCTGCTGTGCCCGGCTGATGCGCGGCATGGTGCTTACTCGTAGTCCTTATATTTGGCGTAAACCTTCGGCGGGAGACCCAACCGGCGAGCAATATCAAGCTCCGATTGCGTCAGCCGGACGCGTTCGCCGGGACGATCCTTCCCGCCCCGATTGCCGACAGGAGCCACGGTGCCACCGCGCGCCGCACCGTTCCGCTTGAACTTGTGCGGAAAGGCGGCACGGATGCGACGATTCAATTCGGCGTAATACTCGTCGCCGGTCGGGTCATACCCTTCCGCCTGGAGCTTACGGTCGATTGCGTAGGCCGCGCCGGTCATGGCGTCGTCCTTCTGGAACCACCCCTCGTTCTCAGAGGCCCACTTGAGCGCTTTCGGATGCGGCTTACGCGGCGGCATCTGCTGCTGCTGCGTTTTCCCGCTTCCCGGCGTTGCGCCCTCGCCGTCGTCCTCGTCTGCTTGCGGCTTCCGGGACGAAATCTGCGATTTCAGGTACTCGATGCGCTGCGTCTCGGTGACGACACGGGCAATCGCCTCGTTCGCGTCGTAGATCGCTTCCGCATTTCCCGTCTCCAGGGCTTCCTTCAAGTCCTTTTGGAGACGCTTGCGCTCGGCCTTTAGCTGTTCCTCGCGGACAGCAACCGCGTGCGCTTCGGCTTCTTCGCGTTCACGCTGCGCTTCGCGCTGCGCCCGACGAACTTCCTCTAGCTGGCGGCGGAGATCGTCGCGCTCCGCTTCGATCTGCGAACGTCGCCAGATTTCCTTGTCGATCCGCTTCTGGACACGGCGGCTATAGTCCTCGCCATCGTCCTTACCGCCCTTCTTGGACTTCCGGGGCGGGTCTTCGTCGTCGGCGTCATCATCATGGTCGGGAACATCTTCTTCCTGACCTTCGGGGTCGAGATAATCGCCCGGACCCGCGCCATAATCGTCGTCCTCGCCGCCATCGCCAGCGCCGCCGCCATCTTTCGTCGGCAGCCCTGACGGATCGACAATGACTTCAATGTCCTTCTCGTCGGCGTGCGCGCCCGCACCATGGGCGTGCTCACCATGCGTCCTCTCGAATTTCAAGGGGCTTAGACCTTGTGAAGCTGCGCAGCGCTGCTTGTGCCCGGCCGCGATTGGGCAAAGAAAAACCCCCGAGCCCGCAGGTCGGAGGTTTTTCCGGAGGCGATAGCGGCCAGTGAGGCCGGGACGCCGAGTACCAGAACATCCCTTACGCGAACCTTCCGATTCGCCGGCTAGCCCTGGATTTACGTTTAACCGCTGTCAAGGCGGCTAAACTACTCCAACACTACAGGTTTTCCCGGTAGCGTCAAGAAAATCGTTGACTATTCCATGTAGCTGACGATCTGGCCGCTCGCGTCGCGCACCGCGTTGGGATCGGGCACCAGGCCCAGCACTTCGTCCTCGTTCATGAGCCGCAGTTCTTCGCCGCCGATCATGAACCGCGCGCCGTTGTACTTGCCGAACATCACGAAGTCACCGGGCCTGTACCAGTCGCCCACGTCCTTCATGTCGGCGCGCTGGAAGGCGAGCGGGCCGACCGCGACGACCTGTCCGACCATCATCAAGGCGCGCTGGTTGTCGATCACCGTCTGCGGCAGGACGATGCCGCCCTTGGTGACTTCCTTCACGTCGCGGATCTTGACCAGGATGCGCCAGCCGATCGGCTCCGGGTAGTTCGGCTTGTAGAGGTCCTTAGCCCACAACGCGCCGACGCGCGCCGGGCGCATGCCGTACATCGGCACGTCCGTATCCGCTACCGATCCCATTGCTTGTTCCACTTGTCCACGCAATCCCTGACCGT